GATACATACCGCATCAGATCATCGCGGACATTTTTACTAAGGTCGCGGAATGGAGCAGATTTTTCTTGAATAGTGCGCAAAACAGACCGAACACCGCTATTTGATAAAAATACTACATCAGTATTCGTATTTTGAATTGAATCGCGCGCGATACATCCAATACCCCCTACTGTATCTGCTAGCGTCATAGTAGCTGGAGTTGTAGCTCCGCTATAGACAAGAATTTGACGCTTACCAAATATGAACAAATAGTTGTTATGCGCGGCTAATCCAATAACTTCATCAGGACCATTAGGCCATACATTAGCTAGATTTAAAGATCCCGACGTACCCGTTGTCCAAATGTGTCCAGCTAGGAGATCAGAGAAATAAACGGTATTGTTAACAGTGGAGGTGTTAGCAGCCCATAAGCGACCATAAGCTGAAATGCAGACATTACAGTTTTGAACTGTAGCTACATAGCCTGTCTTTTCAGATACGCGGCGATAAGTAGTAGTGCTTACCGCAGGATCATAGATAAGCGGATCATGCCCTATCTGAAAGAAGTATGTAATACCGTTAAGTGATGCGCAATGCCAATTATTAGCCGTTATAACTGGGGCAGTACCGCCGCCCCCGTAAGTGAGCTGTACTACGGCGTTGCTAGTATCTAACTTAAATAGCTTAGTACCACCTGCAAATAAAATTGTAAGAGTACCGTTAGCTTGAATTAGCTCATGTATTACTTCAATATCTATGCCTGACGCTGCGCCTACCGCAGAATTTACTTTTTCCCACCCCTTACGAGCGCCAATACGTCCATAACGATCAATAACGCAATTCATTGCGGTAAGAGCAAAGCCAGCCGCCAAATCTAATGGCGAATCCTGCGTATTCAGCCCATAAAAACCTGGCGCTGAAATGCTAGAAATTTCAATTGGCTGGCTCATACCGCAATAAACTCCATATTTTCTGGAGTGCGCGTAGCTTCTAAAGCAATATAGTCAGCTAGCATTGATTTATACAACGCGTACGCTTCTGATGAATTTAGGCCGCCATCTTCGCCCCGCTCAACCAAAGCACGCGCATACGCGTTTTGAACAATCAATTTACTAGGAACTAATGGAACAATGTAATCATTCGCAAAATCAGCCTGCGGGGCTATAAGAGAAAATCTAAGGGAATACACCGCGTCTGGTATTGGATAGACGTTAAATTTTACGTCGTAAAAAGTTGAATACGGATCAAGGCCATCAATGTTATAGAACTGTGGAATACCTTGTACTGTTGCAGATGCGCTAAAATTTAAGTACCTATTCATTGTTGCGAATGGTATCTGTACTAAGCCAAGGTTTGACGTAGCATTTATAGCGTCTGTTATCTGAAACTTTGATCCGATATTTTCTAATATATATTCGGAAACTCCAGGCACAGTATTTACTACGGAATATGTACCAAGTGCGTTCCATGAAAACGCATCTTCTACCTGTACTTTTGCATCCCTAACCATCGAGGCTATGAGACTTGAATAAGGAGTATCGGAAGTAGTAATGACAATAGGCTCGCGTAAACGCACAAGCACATCATTAACCATATCAAGAAAGGTCATTTCTTTGCCCTATTAGATATAGCTTTTGCCTACCCCGAGTGGGAAGAAGCCTGTAGATAAACTTACCACTTAACTTTGTTTGCCCAAAATGCGGCAGACATTTTACCTTTTGCTATGTTAGCAGCGTGGCGCGCTTTAAACGCTTCATTGCGTTTATTGCCGTCAGGACTACCATATACGCCTTGTTGACCAAAGCGAATCAATTTAACTTCATCACCACTTTTAGCCAATACGGCATGACTTTTAGTAGGGTGAGAAGGTGTTTTCTTTGGCTTGTTATAGCCTGCGAATTCTTCTTTGCCGCGCTTAATCATTTTTTCTTAGCTTTAGCTGTACGTTGCCCGCGCATAGGCATCTTAGCCTCAGACATAGCAATAGCGATAGCCTGTTTGCGTGATTTAACCACTGGTCCACCTTTGCCAGAATGCAGCGTACCTTCTTTGTATTCACCCATTACTTTGCCGATTTTAGCCGATTTTTTCATGCTTAATCCTTAGTTATAGGACCACCAGATTTCCACGCATCACAAGTTCTTGCAGCAGCGCAGGTAAATTGAAACAAGTCGCAATAGCCTAGATTAGCTGCTTTGATAAATTGGTCGTCGTAGGATAAACCTTCCTCATCTTTTTCCAGCCCATCTTTAATACACTTCATCATTTTTGGCGCTTGTATAAAAGCAGCGCAGTTACCACAACGCATACCTTTTACCGTATCCGTAGGCGCATTGTACATCGTGGCTTTTTTTAGCCAAAATGCAGTATTTGTCTCATCTGGATTTGGTGGTCCATAACCAAAATTCTTAAACGCATTGTTGCGATTTTTAAGATTGGTCTTTACGTCTTGCGTAGCGACAGGACAAACATCACCAGATAATAGATTTTTCATCGAAAAAGTCTATCCACAAAAAAAGTAAATACACCACCCGCAGCAGACGCTACCATCATGCCGCCCCAAAATCCACCTTTGGATTTGTTAGCCAAGGCCAGCAGCGACTTAACATCGGCACTCATAGAATGTACTTCAGCCTGCAATGCTTGTACTTGTGCTTCTAGTTTACCGAATTCGCGTGGGTCAATATCAGACATGTTGAATCTTTCGTGGGCGTCCTGGACGTTTTTGTGGCGCAGCAAATGCGGTATCTTTACGAATTTCGCTTACTTTTTCTTCTGGTTCGTCCAGACGAACATAACCTTCATGCCCACGCATAGCATCAATATCATGCTGATGGGTAAAGGTTATCAATGTACCGCTTACGACGCAGCGAAAAGTAGCCATATAATCTCCAAAAAATTGGGGGCAAGCCCCCAACTTTTATACCACCATACGCGCAACAACCACGCGGACAGTTGTGGAAGCCAAGTCCACAGTAGTACCGGACTCATTTTGAATACGCAGCGAGACAACACCGGCAGAACTTACATAACCTTCGACGATAAGACCAACTTCATCGACAGCAGTAGAACAACCGAGAACCATATCACCCAATGCCACGCCAGGAACGGCAATGGTATCAGTTTCACCAGCACCGTCAACCAGCGAACCGGCGTCCAGCGTGCATTTTACAACCCAAGTATCGCTAAAAATACCGCGAAATTGGTCGTTACCCCGACGGGATACTACGGAAGTAGCAGCAGCCATATTACTCTCCTAATAGGTTAAAGCCCCTCCTAAGAGGGGCAGGTTAATTAGGCAGGGACGGCCAATGCGAATGCCGAAGACGACAGGGCAGCGCCAGTGGTGGCCGCAGTGCGCATGGCTTTCACGCCGTACAGGGTGTCAGCAGTAAACAGAGTACCGAGGTATTCTTGTTTGTACTGAGTCTGCGAGCGAACTGCCATTTGCTCAACCAACACCATCGAATCACGATGACCCATCAGGCAGATACGGTCAGCGCCAGACGAGCCAGCACCGAAGTCGGCGTTGGAAGTCACGAACACTGGGATACCGTACAGGTTGCCGATTTCACCATTGCGGATCGCATCGCCATTGCCCACGAATGCTTGCTCAGTGTAGCGAGCCAAGCCCATCAGCGTGTTACGGCTTGATGGTGGGATGATGAAGAAACGGCCGTCCATTGGCGTGTCGTTGTCATCCAGACGTTGAATAGTACGACGGATGGCAGCGTCGGTCAGAGCCGAAGCGTTAGAGGTTGTCGAGTTGTAAGCAGTCGTACCGTCACCACCGATATAGGCTTTGGTGGTTGTATTCGACGTTGCATAGTCATCAGTACCAACGGTAGCGCCGTTAAATGCACGACCCAATTGAACCAGATCGGTATCAACTTGTTTAGCCAGAGCATAACCAGCGTCGCTGGTATAGAACTGACGCAGCGAATTCAGTGCTTGAGCTTCGACGATGTCTTCGATCAAACGGCTGTATTCGTAGTGCTTGTTAATGCTGATCTGAACTTCGGTCTCAGTTGCAGCGATCAACGTAACGGCGTTAGTTGCGCCTTTAGCAGATGCAGCACCGCGAGTAGGGGCAGGAACGTGAACGGTATCACCTTTCTTGCCACGGAAGTTCATTTTCATGACGACGTTTGCAAGAACCAGGTTCTTTTTGTACGCCGCCACAATTTCGTCACTCCAAATTTCTGGAATGAACGTATTTGCGGTAGTAGTAGTTACACTATTTGCAGGGGAAAATGCAGTTGCCATGATGTATTCCTTAAAAAGTTATTTAACGCGACCCTCTGCGTATGCCTGCATGATTTCATCAGA